GCCAATTTGCATCAATGCTTCTTTGGCTGTTATTTTATTTTTATTCATTTACGTTTTTAATTATATTAATAATTTCATCAATTATATTTTGTGGCTTTTCATCAATCTTTACAGTTTTAAAAAGTCCTTCAACTGAAAAGCCTTTGAACTCACCACTTTTTATAAAGTCGTTCCAAATCTCATCGTTATCAATTTTGTAAGAACCAAACCAACTGCCATCGGTTAACTCATAGCCTTTAGGTGCATTTATTCCACGTTCTTTGTCAATTAAAAAACTTTCAATCATATACACACCATCAATCATTTTATTTGAGTTGTGCATTTCATTTACTAAGTTTGATTTACCTTGTTTAAAGAACTTGTTTCTTAAATTATAAATGTCCTCTTTTTGAAAAACTCCATAATATTCGCCACTTTCATCACGCCTATAAATTGGCAATTCTGCAACCATTAACGGACCACTAATAATACGCTTTTCGTTATCTGCTTTAAATGAATATTGCTTGTTATTAAAGGCCTGCCAATTCATTTCAATAGCTGGAGTATCAACAAAGGCCACCGCTTCAAGTTGTGCTTCATCGTCTTCGCCTACTATAAATCTAAATATTGGTAACTTATCCATTTAGTAATAAATATAAGGTTAAAAATTATTTGCTTTTTAGAATTATTTAATAGTCGCTTTGCGTATTATTCCCTTTACTTTATCTTGTGTTTTAGTTATGTCGGTTTCAGTTACGATAACCTTTTGAACTTGGCCATTACCTTTTGTAATTACTTCGCTATTTCCGCCTAGTTTAGTACCAGTAAATGATTGAGGTATTCGTGGTGCGCTTGGTGCTGTTATTCCACCGCCACCGCCACCGCCACCACTATTGCCTGGTACTGGAGTATTAACAATATTTTGAACTGCTGCTATACCTGCCGCCGCTGCTGCTGCTGCTGCAATAATTGAGAATGTTCCAGTTGGGTCTAATTTTAACCCCTCTTTGTATGCTCTAAATGCCGCAACATAAGTATCTATTGTAGTCGCTGCAATAGCAACTGCCTTACCTTCTGCTGTGCTTTTGCCTAGCAAATCTGCTATTTGATTAAACGTTTGTCCGTATGCAGCTACTAAAGCTAATTTTGCATTTTGTTCTTTTTCTGCTATTGCTATTTTTGCATCGCTTGCTTCTTTTTCTGATATTACACCTTTTTTATTTAAAGCATCAATAGCTGCATATCTTTCTTCTGCTACTAATGTTTCATCGGCTGCAATTCCTTTTAATGTTTCAAGTTCTCGCTCTTTTTTTTCTTGCTCGACTTCTATTTTTTGCGCTGCTAATGCTCTACTTCTATCTAAGTCCTTTTTATCTTGTTCATTTTGTTTCTTGCGTTCTTCTTCAATGTCAGTAGCTATTTTATCTTGTTCTTTATTTTTTAATAGCTGTTCTTCTTTTAATATTTGATTTTTTACTGCAAGTCCTTCAAGTTCTTTTTGTTTTCTTTTTTCTTCTATTTTCGCTTTGCCTTGTTCTGCTTGCTTTTCGGCATCATCAGCACTCTTTTTTATTCCTTCAAGTTCTTTTGTTTTTTTAGATATTAAATCTAAACTTTCAATTTCTTTATTTTTTTCAACTAACTTCTTTTTTAAGCTGTCTGTTTCAATTAAATTAGAAATAGTAATTGTTTTACCACCTACTTCGACAGTTGTATATGCTTCTTTTTGTTTTTTATTGTGTTCATCAGCTAGTTTTATTTGTTCTTCAAGTGCTAGTTTTTCTGCCTTTGCTTGTATTAAAGTTGCACCTGCTGCATTAGTTTTGTTTTTAATTGCAATGATTTCAAGTTCAATTGATTTAACTTTTTCATCGGTTGCTTCCTTTGTTTTTTTCGTTTGTTCAGCATATTCCTTTTCTTTTTTAGTAGCTTCTTCATTTGCTGCTGCTGTTTCTAAAAACTTAGTGTATAAATAACCTAATGCAACAATTAAAGCCCCTATTCCAGTAGCTGCCATTGCACCTTTTATAGTTGTAAAGGTTGTTACTGCTGCTGCTTTTATTGCTGTAAATGATGTAACTGCTTGTATTTTTAATAAATCAAAAGCATCTTTCATACCTAGCAAACCATTTAAGCCAGTTGCTAAAGCTATTGCGCCTTGTGTTTGTGCTATAACTTTGTTTAGGTTTTCACTTTCGCCACCCATTAAAGCCATTGTGCCTTGCAATGCTGAAAACCCATTGGCTGCTATACCTACTACGCCTGCTAATGCTTGAAACTTAGCTTCAGGATTAAACGCTGCAACGGTATTTTTTACATCGCCAATCCTATCTTGTAAGTCACCTGCCTTTTGCGCTGCTTTTACAAATGCATCACTACCTACTTCAAGTTGCCCTAACTCATTCGTAACTGCCCTTAATTCTGCTTTTAAACTTTTTACAGAACCTACTGAACTACCTACTTTTACTTCAGTATCAAATATTATTTTCTCGTTTGCCATTATTGTATTATTCTATGTAGTCTGTATTCTAACTCTATTAATGCTTTGCCATTTCCACTAGTTCCCAAATTGCCTGCTGAGTGAATTTGGATTGCTAAGTTCTTAAATGGTAAATCGTTTATGTTTACACCTCTTTGTTTTGTTGCAGTTGTAACTGTTGTAATTCTATTATCAAAATCTAATAAGTGAGTACCATCTCCATTATATTGCAAGTGTAGTTTATGATTATTGTACGCTACTGGTGTAGCTGCTTCAAAAAATATAGTAATGTAAGCATCATAAATTTCAGTCCAATAACCATCGATTGCTGACAATAATTCAATAGGTGTTGTATGTAAATTTTGCAACTCTGATACTGTTAAAACTCTACTAACTAGTAATGGTTGGTCAATGTTATTTATTACTACTTCGCCATCTCTTACGCTTTGATAGTTGTTAGTATTTACGTAAGTACCACCATTATTATTTAGTTGGTTATTACCACCCCCTAAAACGCTATTTAAACGCCCATTGATTAGGTTTAAATCTGAATTAACTAAGTTAGCTTCACCCCTCACCATGTTATCTTGACCGCTTACATTTATGTCAGCATCTTTTGTAAAGTCGTTACCATTAGCTTTGACATCTTGAAAAAATACAGTATCACCCCCACCGCCACCATTAATAGGAATTTCGCCACCTACAAATTGAGGTGCAACCGCTAGTTTTAAGAAAGTTAGTTTTGCAGGTTCTTCGCTGTTACTATCAAAGTCAAGTTCATAAAGTCGGTAGTATTGTTTGTCAATAAAATAGTAGTTTCTAAACGATAGTTTATTTATTTCATTTTCGGTTAAGTGAGCAAATAAAGTAACTGTTTTACTATCCTTGTTTGTAATTTCTTCAAGTCCTTTTCTATGGTATAAGTTATAAAGGTTATTAGTAGTATAATTAACCTTTGTGTTGGTGGTGTAGGCTATTTCTTTTGGTTGATAATAATTAACATCAAAGGTCGGATTATTAAAATTATCTAAGTGGCCAACATAAGGGTAACTGTTAAAAAAGTGGAATGTTCCATCGGGGTCAAGTAAGCTGAAAAAGTTAGTTCCAAAACTAGCACTTAAACCACCTGCATACAATAGCCTTAACTTGCTTGTTCCATCTTTTCTAGTTCCGCTTGTGTCTTTAAAAACTATCTGTGAAAACACCATTCCAACATTTTTTGAATTGATTAATGGAGTTGGTGCGAATACTACTTTTGTCGTAAAGGTTTCATCAACAAAATCATTTACTATTCCTATTTTAGCACTGCCATAAGGTTGTGAATACTTTAAAAGAAAATCACTATTAGCTGCATCTTTATCAGCTGCCATTTCGTAATTATACTCTTTGTATTTTAATTCGGCTAGTGGTTTAATTTCAATTGGTTTTGACACATCAACTTTATCAGTCAAATCAACTAACGTATCTAAATAGAAGTTATCTCTAGGCTCAATTATTAATCTTTTAGGGTCAATGCTACTAGGTTCGATATAAAGATTAAAAAGGTTAATTACTGAAAGTAAAAAGTCGGTTTGTTTAATATCACTAGGCAAACAGCTCGCAAGTTCCATTACACCTCCAACTTGTATTTCAGCATTAATAACAGCATTAAAATATGAACCTGCTTTTAAAACTACATCTACTGTTGTAACTATATTTTTTAATTGAACCTCAATTTCATCACCAACTTCTAAATAATCTGTAAAAGAAAAATTTTCCCTAAATGTATCAGTTGGAGAAAGTGATATTATATATTGTGGTGTTGCAAATATTAAATTACCATTTTTTAAAACTTCATAATTAAAAAGACCGCCACCGCCACCAGCTATGGTTAATTCCATAACAGCATTCACACCTATTTTATAATCACCATTTTTTTGAGCAGTAAATTTAAATGTTGTATTATTGTACCCACTCGGAACGGTATCTTGTACTATATTATTAAAAGGTAAAACATAAGTTGGGTTAGTACTTAATATTGTTACACTACTACTATCTGCTATCCTATCTGCTTCGAACGTATTATCTTTTACTTGCTGTTCAGTTAGTAATGGTTTGTTTTGAGTTGCAGGAACAACTAATTTTGTATAATGCCCACTTGTAAAGAAATTAGAACTATACCTATACCCTGCATCTTTAAAAATTGCATCAATAATAACTTTTAAGAATATTTGAGGTAACCAATTTTCAGTCCTATAACCTCTTTGATTACTGCTTAAACCTAAATCAATCAATCCGTAATAATAGCCAATCGCTGCACTTGGTGTCCAACTTGTAACCATGTTAGCAAATGTCCAATCATGGTTAAATGCTGATAAGTCAAGTTCATTTAATTTCTTATCGCCTAAGTCTTGAAATAAGTTTGCAGTTTTTCCGATTATTATTATTTCATATTCTATTTCGTAATCGTCTAAAACATTAATATTAGTTAGTTGCAAGTAACCTCTTAACTGAACTATTCCATTCTTGTAAAGGATTGCATCAGCTTTTAAACTAGGGTTAAAGTCAGGTGCAAAGTTATACGTTTCATCATTTTGAACTGACCTCGCAAGATTAAAAATGTTACTGAAAATATTATTGTTGTTGCTAGTACCTGGCAAAGTAATTGTTTTACTAAAATCACTTTTACGCTCGGCAATATTTTGAATATCAATTATACTTTTAGTAATCGGTATTGAAACATTATCGTATAAGTCCAACTCATATTCAACTATGTTTTCGCCTGCTACTTGATTTATTACTAATCTGTTTTGGTTCATTATAATGATTGTCTATAACGTGAGTAGCTGTATTCAATTTCAAATGTTACATTAAACATTTTTCTATCAGTTAAAAAAGTCTTGATTTCGTATTCAGCATTTAAAATATTAACAGCTATAAAATTAGTTGGGCTGCGTTCAAGATAAATAATTGGTGACGTTGCAAGTTGTTCAAGTAATGCGCTTTGTTCTTCATTAATCCAATCGCTATTAATGGTAATTTTATCATTTATAGTGGTATTATAGTTTGTTTTTAGCCTATCAGATTTGCTATAACCTATTGGCAATGGTGCTTTAAATTGTTTTCTATCAATTGTCATAGCATTGATTGTGTTTTTATTGAAATTAAACACATCAAAACCACCTAATTTATTAAGATAGTGTAGCCTTACGTTCTCATATTGACTGCAAGTTTCAGTATAAGTAAATATTTTAGTTGCAATTACATTGCTATCAGTATCGGTTAACCTTACAAAGAACTCATTACCCTCAACAAGTGGAATAAAATCCATTAATGTTAGAACATCTAAAGAAAACAAATACTCATTTGCTTCTAGTGGGTTAATATCAAATGTAAAAAATGGAGACAAACCACCACTATTATATCCAATTTCAGCAAAATACGCCACTCTTGTTTTATCAAACCAATTTAATATTCTTCTTTGATTTGGTGCAATGTTTTCTTTGCCTTGATAGTTTAAAAATCCATAAGCTAAAACTTGTTTATCGACAAATGAATTAGGATTAAATTCTTCAAAATCAAATATAGCATTAGCAGCTAATTTAAAAACTGAACTACTTGGTGTTGGTGGGTCACTTGCTAGTACACCGCTTAAAGTTGGAACACCGCTTGCGTTATCGTACAGTTCCCTAAATTGAACAAAATAATTCAATCTTGATTTAGGATTAGCCATTGCAACAAATGAGTTAGGGTCAAAGTCATAGCTAACATAGTTTTTAAGTACGCTGCCAATGTCTAATGTTAATTGGCTACTGCTAGGTTGCGCAGGATATTTTAAGCGTGCTAGTGGGTTGCTTGTCCCTCCTGTTTGATTTACATCAACTATAAAATTAAAATTAGGTTGCGAAGTATTGTTTGAACTTACTGTATAAGGAACTTGATTATAAGCAGCCATAAACTGGTTAGGGCTTGAAAGTATTGTAATTGCCATTATTGTATGATTGCGAGTTTTATTTTAGTTCCTATTTCTTTACTTAATGCTCGGTTTAAAACCTTTAATCTTTTTGCACCAACTGCAGGTTCTACAAAGTTCATTGGTTTAATACCACCTATTTTAGTAGCTACTGCCATGCTCATAGCTTCTTTATTGATTATGTCAGCTTGCTTTTTTTTGTTTTTGCGAATTAAAGTTTGTTTCTTTAAACCTCGACTGCCAGTCCTAGCGATATACTCTTTAAAACTTTTTAGCATGTCAGGCGATACTCCTAAGTTTCTAAATTGATATTGACTTTGTGGTGCTTTGTTGTAGTTAAATACTCCTTTTACACCTTGATTAACAAAGTCCCAATAATCTTGAAAAGTTATTATTTGTATTCCGTTCTTAATTACTTGTGGAAATAAGTCACGTGCTAAAGTGCTTGCTTGTCTAGTTCGTGCTTTTCTAGTAATGATACTACTCATTATTTTAATAGAGTCATCAGCCCAATCTTTAAAAACCTTAGTCGTTCCCTCTTGTAAATCGGTTTCAAAGTTTTGTAAACTTTCACCATACTTACTTCCTATGTCCTTTGCGCTTGCTGCCATTTTAGTTTATCATCTTCGCTTTTATCTTTGTAAAATACTAGCGTGTTTAAAAATTCAATTATATTCATGTCCTCATAATAACTCCACTTACTTCGGTCATTATTCGCTAGGTTGTTAATCGCTACAATCCACCCCCACTTTGTTTCAAAAGTTTGTCCACTATTGGCTGGACTTTCTTCCTTGCTTTCACTGCTTCCAATTCCAAATAAGTTAGGATATTGTCGGCTAATTCCTTGTAGTACCTGCAAAAAAAAAGCATGATAGGGTAAGCAGTATCAATTTTTAAATGGTTATAAAATAAGTCGGCAACCTCTTTATGGTTTATTCCATCGTATTTTTTTGCCTTGCCTAACCAATTACTTTCAACACATATCGCTGCTAAAATATTATGTATGTTAGCTATTATGTTAGCCTCATCTTTGCAAAATGAAGTAGCATCAATGTATTGCGCTGCGGTTAATTTTTGAGTTTGCCACACACATTTAAAACGCCTACCTTTTACTTTGAATGTCATTTTAACTTTAGCATCTTTATTTAATAGTTCAATTTTATTAAACTCTTTTAATGCTTCGGTTAGCTTTTCAATTGGCATACTTTCAATTTCATCAAACGTTTTACCACTCAACTCAGCTAATAATTTTATTTGCCTATTAAGTGGGTCAGTTTCTAAATCTGAAATGGTTTTACATTTTAAAAATTGGCCTATTGTAATTTGTTTGAATATCATTCTATTTTAAATATAAATTTATTACTTTTTTGCTAAATGCTTATTGTAGCGTATTTTCCACTAGGTCGGTTATTTAATTTATTAAGTGCAAAGTATCGCATTGCATCAATTGCGTGATTACTGTGGTCAATCGGATTGCCAGTCAGCTTACCATCTCTATCAGTAGCCCAAACGTACGAGCGTAACTCTTTAATTAAATTGATTGAACTTTGAGTAACAAAGAATGGTTCACGCTTCAAAATATCAATTCCAATTTTAATACTGTCAGCCCCTTTTTTAGCTGGTGTAATTAAAAACCCTTGTCTTCTTAACTCTTCGATTGATTTAGGTTCGGCACTATCAGCCACTATTTCGTAAGGTCTGTTTATGTTTTCGGACTTCATAAAGTTACCGATGTCTAAATTAGTCATGTTAGTTCTGTATAACACCTCATCAAAATAAAGTTGATTGTTAGTTTTGTAAACAGCTATTAAGGTCGTAGGGTCATTCGTAAATCCAAAATCCATTCCAAAACCTAGTAGCTTTGCATCGGTTGGAACGCTAGGTACTTGCTGCCAATTATCAAACACTACACCTTGCAAACTACCTATTTGACCTAATCCGTAAACTTTATACCAATTACTCCAAAAAGTATTGCCTGCATCTGCTTTTTCTTTTGCTTTTAAAATAAAATTTAATGCTGATTCTGGGCATGCTTCATTATCTAAATAGTTTAAAATAATAAAATCAACATCTTTATCATTTATCAATTCTTCATGAAACCAAAAAGAGGCAGTCGGATTCCAATCTAAAATAACTGACTGTTTTGTCCTAGCTACTAATTCAGTATAAGCGTGGAATGTTAGATTATTAGCTTCATTCATATAAAGCCTATCACGCCTTGCACCTCTTAATTTACTATCAACATCAGCACTAAAGAACTCAATAAAAGAACCATTTGCAAAGGTGTATTTAAAATCAGTTGAGTTCCATCTTTCAGGAAACCATCTGTTAGTTTCTGCCATTATCTTTTTAAAGTCCTTAATTGCACCACGTTTTAAATGTGGCACACTTTCGCTAACTATGCTAATTTCAGTAAATGGATTTTTAATAGCATAATCTATTTCAAGTGGAATAATTGCAAAAGTCTTACCTGCCGATGAACCTCCTTGAATACCTTTTACAAACTTATTTAGTTTTTTTATCTTGTTTATTGCAGTCGTTCTTATAAACATTTAATGCCTCTTTTGCTTGTTCTAGTGTATCAAATCTTTTATTTGACTTATAAACCTTGTATTTGTTTCTTGCCTTGTCATAATAGATATAAGGTATTTTAGTAGTATATTCTTTTTTAGTATTTCTAAAGGTTAAGTTTTCTGAATTAGTGCAATACCTTAAATTTTCAAATCTATTATCTTTTTTATGTCCATTTATGTGGTCAACATATAAATCGCTTTCGCCTATAAATGCTGCTGCTACAATTCTATGAACATAATAATTTTTAGATTGACCTTTTAAATTTACCAATGCAATTCTTTTATATCCTTTGTTATGAGTACCCTCTTTTATTTTTTCTTTAATAGTTCGTTTTCTTCCATCGCTTCTAATAATTACATGCTCAACTGATTTAACATATCCAAAACTAGAAACTAAATACAAACCCTCATATCCTTTTATTTCTTTAAATATTTCCATATTCAAATATAATATAAACTATCCACTTTACCAAAATAATTAGTCAGGGAATAACGGCTGCTCCTTTACAGTCATTTCGGATTTGTCGGTTAATCCATTTAATCGTTGTGTTATGCTTGGATTGTAAATTCCACTCATGCCACCCTCTATTTGGTCTGCTCTAATTGTTTTGCGTATCGTGTGACAGATAGCGCAATATTCTGAATACTTGTTATCTGTATTTGCAAAATACTTGCTTAAATCGCTTATAATATCGTTTTCAAAACACCAAACTTCAAAACCTTCCATTGTTAAAGGTCGCTCTTTTTTTCTATCAACCTCAAATCCATCTTTACCCACAAAATCTTGAACTAAAATTGGATTTGCTTTTTTTTCTTTTCGATATTCGCAAAACAGTTCCCACATCTTTTCAGGTGTTTCTATGTACTTATGTTTCCCCATTATGCTATTAGTCTTTTTATTTGTTCGTAATTATTCTCAATGTTTTTTACAATTCTATCTAGTTTTAAACTTTTTTTTGATGTTACATTTACTAGACTTCCATTTGATGATTTTAAAACAATTCTATGTAGCCCTCCAATTGTTATTGAGCGTTCAACTATTTCAAGTTCTATATCTTTATAAATATACTTACTCATATTTGAAAGTGTGTTTAATTCTACCTACGCCTTGCAATCTAAAAATAATCAATCCATTATCAACTATGTTTAGCTTTACAACACTTTGATTCATATTTGAAACAACTTCAAGTCTTATTGAGTCACCTTTTGCCATTGTTCTGACAAACTGATAATCTTGAACAAAACTTGAATAAATTTCACTATCGTTTACAATAGTGTTGTTAGCATCTCGGCTATAAGTGTTAAATATAAACTGTTTTGTTTCAATTGGTGTAATTGTTTTAAAACTGTTTTGTGTTTCTTCTTTTGTGCAACTAGCTAAAATTAGCATTGCGATTATTATTTTTTTCATATTTCTAAAATTATTGATTTGTCAAATATTGCGTTTAAAACTTCTTCATTTGAATATTTGGCTAGTATTCTATCCATTTTAATATCTTGTTCAACTCCTTTAGGTCTTGGGGCTATTAAGGTTGGTGGATGTCCATGTTCATGAAGTCCAATAATTATTTCACGTTCCCTAAAATCTCTAGTTATTTCTTTTCCAATTATTCCACTATTTTTAATTTTGTCTATAATTGGGTCAGTTTTGTAAAAATACCTATGGTCAATATTTCCTAAGGTGCTTAAATCATGTTTTGTTGTTGGTTCGTATCTAGGACCATCAGAATTCCATTTATACTTTAACCATCCATTTTCAATTAAATATTTTTCAAAAGGTATCATATTTTACAAATTTACTTTAATTGGAATTGTTCCGTTAATTAATCCTTGTTTTATTTGATAAAATTCTTTTGTTTTTTCGGCTGCATACTTTCGCTTCCATTCGGTGTAAGCATCGCCCCCAACATCTATATGGTCAATGTCTATATGTGGTAGAAACGCTAATTTATAACCTAATAGCTTCGCTCTAATACATGCTAAGGTATCGTCAAAACCATATACACCTGCTTGCATAAGTCCGCCCATTTTATTAATTAAACTTGGATTAAACATTTGAACAGTTCCCATTATGTCTTCGGACTCTTCAACAACTATCCATTGTTCGCCTTTTTGATGTGGTAACATTTTTAATTCAGTTTTCCAATTGTCTTTAGCGTTTGGGTGTTGCATTAAGTCTTTACGTTTTAAGCCAACTATTCCATAACCACCTAACCTCATAGCAGTTTCCATGTCTTCAATCCAACCATAACTATTAATAACAACATCGTTATCCATTTTAATAAGGACTTCGCCAGGTTGTGCAAGTTTCCATGCTTGGTTTATTGCTTTGGCTGTTCCAAAGTTTTCGGAGTTAGTTATTACTTTTATACTTAAATTAAAATTATAACTTTTTAAAATTTGTTTAGTTTCTATACATGAATTATTGTCAATTATAATTAACCTATTATTATTAAAATCAACTGTTTCAATTAATCCTAATAGTGTTTCTCTAGTATATTGTGACCTTTTGTTTTCTTCGGTATCATGGCAACACATAGCTATCATTGCACACATATTATTTACTCCTTTTTTTAGGTTGAACTTCTTTTAAATGTATTTTACTTTCACGAATATACCAATTTTTTAAACTCTTTAAAGTATCTAAACAGCATGCAGGGCAGCCAGTATTAACTCGTGTTCCGCTTATCTCATGCCAAATTGATGCAAGTTCTAAAAACTGTTGCCCACTACCTACCCAATCAGCTTCATTGATAAAAATTTCTAGTAACTCATATAAGCTAAATCGGTTTTCACCTTTATATTTTAGCTGTTCTAAAATGTCTTTAAAGGTTCTCATATTTTATACATCAATCGTTTTAAAATCATTGAAAAATAAGCAGCATAGCCAGCTATTGCAAGTGATTGCGAATACTGAATTAAGTCAAATTGAATAGCTATAACACATATCCAAAAGGTTAAACACACATTGCAATTAAATGGTTTAAAATCAATCCACTTAGGTAATTGAGTTAAGCTAAAAAAGCTAGTAAAAAGCATTGATATTCCAATGCAGTATAAAATTTTATCTATCATAAGGTTAGTATTTTTTTATAGGTTTTATATCTTAATTCAGCTATTCTGTCAATGTGTTGCACTTGGCAATCTTCATATAACTGTTCGCTTAAATCTTCAATCATTGCAGGATTTTCAATTAACTTAACCATGTTTTTGTACCAATCGTTTTTGTGCTTAACAACTAAACAATTAACACCATGTTTTAACATAGGCTCATAAGGATGAACATTTGAAACAATACAAGCCTTCTTTTTAAATCCACTTTCAATTAGTTTTAAATTTGATTTTAGCTTGTTAAATCGGTTATCACGCAATGGTATAAGACTAACATCAATTTCATCATAAAACCTTGCATAATCATTTATTGGTACGCTAGGGTAAGTACTAAATTGATTAGGTGCTGCTTTGCCTTTACAACTCATAACGCCTGCTATTGCTTTAGCCATTTCATCGTCTTTCGAGTACCCACCATAAATAATTTGAAATTTATCTTTCAATTGTTCTTGGTTATAAAGTGAAAGTAAGCCATCGTGCATTAACATTACATCTTCAAAATGAGTAATTGAACCACTCCAACCAAATTTAACAATATCAATGTTTCTTTTTTTAACTTGGTACTGTTCTTCTTTTGGATTAATTGCGTTCGGTATTTCAAAAGCATTCGGTTGACTTGCTTCAAATTTTAATGTTCCACTTAAATACTCGTGAGTAGTTGTTATTGCTTTTGCATAATGCAAGGCTTGTAGTATCTTTTCAGCGTGCCTCTCACTCTTTGCCTGATGTGCTAAAATATGCCATTCGGGTAAACGATAATCATCATCAATATCTAAAACATAAGGCACATTAGCTTCTTTTAATTTTTGGATTAACTCGCTACCATTTACCCTACTAATAAAACGATTAGCAACAATTAAATCAAACCCTTGTAAGAACTCAATTGTAGCTGTATCAATTTCATTTATTTGGTACATGTCTACCGACTCCTTAAACATATCTGCCATTCGCTTATGTGGCTGCAAAAGCCGATGGTAATCAACTCCACTTATTTTTGGATAACTAGGTATTATTATTAATATTTTCATTTGCAAATTTTTTTATTTTTTCTTTTACACTTCGCAATGCTGAATAGCTTATATCACTCATTTGGCTTATTTTTCGCATTGATTTGTATTCAGCATATAAAAGTACTATTCTGTTTTCAAACTCGTTTAAACCTAACAAAAACGCTTCAATCTTTTTTATGTCTAGTTCAAAATCAACTTCGCAATGCTGTTCATTTTCTATTATTTCAAATTGAATATCGGTTGGGAAATCTTTACTTATTAACTTTCCTAACTTTCCATTTTGTGAAATAATATTCCTAGCTGTGCAATAAAACCAAAACTGTAAGTACTCTTTTGTTGGCAGTCGTTCAGTCGGCATTGTTAGTAGTTGTTCAATCACTTCTTGATAAATGTCTTCAGCATAATTTTTATTTATATTTCGGCATGTTTCGAAATATATTTTGTTGTTTAAAATTATGCTTACTATTTCCATTTACTTACTTATTATCAATTTACCATTTTTAACCAAATCTAAAAAATATGGCCTGCTAAATTGTAGCTGGTCAAATACGACATCTTTTCGACATGATACCAATTTTATAAAGTCGTTGTTCTCTACACTTACAAAATAGTTGTGTTTGTGTTTAGTGCAATAAATTAGTTTTCCTTTTATTTCCATTTTGCAAATTTAGTTAATGTTTTTTAAAATTTTACTTTTATTATCGGTTTAATGTCTAGCTTATCAGTCATTTGCTCCATTATTTCCATAGCTTGATATACTACTTCGCTTTCTTTTTCAATTGATTTAATGTCAATTCCACTTGCTTGATAGGCTTTTTGAATTTCAGTTATGAATATCCTAGCTTCTTTGCGTGTGGCTATCATTTGTTTCATAAATGCTTGGTTAGTGAATATCTTTCGGTCACTAATTGGCAAATCAAGATAGTTGCAAGCTGCTATAAAATGAAAGTAAGCATTTAAAGTATTCATTGTATGCTTGTCGTATATGTTAGGTATTGCGCTCATTATAGTTGTTTTATTTTGTTTAGTAAATCGTTATAAAATTTTATTCTACTGGCAACCGATGAATGGTTGTTATAATATTCATTTATTTCAATTTGCCTTTTTTCGTAAACTTTTAAATCGTTAATTTCACCCTCAATCAACTCAATTACTTGACTTTTAAAGTCTGGTTCTTTTTTCGCAACATAAATTTCTTTGTGATGGTCAAGCATACACCTAACAGTTTCAGTTGCAATTGAATAGTCGTGCATTTCTTCATTTTCTTGTAGCTTATTTCTAATCCAATTTTCTAAAGATATGCTAGTAGTTTCTTTTGGCTGTTCTATTGGTAGTGGTTTTAATGGTAGGTTACTTTCTTTGTTTGTTAAGTTCATGTGTTAAATTGTTTTCATTGGTTAAATGTTTGGTTAAAAATATCTACAAATTCACTTGCTTCTCTTTCGTCAAATCCTAAAATATTGTGTGACTCATAAGTATAATCCTTTAAATGTTGAACTAGGTCTATTTGCTCTTGGTAGTGCATTTCTTTGGCTTTTTCGATTAGTTTAGATAGCTCTTCAAAAGATAAATGTTTTACTATTGTCTTTTTCCTGAACTTTCTTACTGTGGAAACTTGAACTGTTAATTGTTCTTTTAGCCAATCAATTGATGTTTGCTTCATATCTTTTCTTATTATCTAGGTTCAAAATTAGTATTACTATTCGTATTACCAAAATAAAAGTTTATTTATTTTTTAACTTGCTAGTAATTAGCGTTTTAAAATTCGTTTAGTTTTTTTAATTTATCGTTTTCCAATTGCAATTCAGCTATTTTTTTACTCATTCGTAGTACATCGGATTGTAATTCTTGAACTTTAGTTCTATAAATTATGCTTTCAAAATAATACTTACCATACTGCGATTGAATATCGTAAAGCGTTTTAAGGTGGTTTTCTGCTTGTGTTTTTCGTTCGCCTATACTTTGTATCACTTTAGCTTCAAAATCTTCTATAAAGTTATTTAAAACCCACAAATTAACATAACAAGGTTCGCTAGTGGTTTGGATATTTGCGAAGCTGCAAAATTTATACATTAATTCTTTCAAATCTTTGTACTCTTGTTTTTGCAAAGTGTTGATGTATTCGGTTTGTGCTTTTAGTTGGTTGTATTCTTTTGTTGTCATGGCTTAAAATGGTGCATCTTCAAATGGTTCGGTTAAATTTATTGAACTTTGTATTGGTTGTTGTTTTGGTTTTGGTTCAGGTGCTTTATATTTTTCCTTAAACGGACTTTCAATTTGATGTATTTGTCCATCATAAGTTTCTGAATAACACTTTCGCAACCAATCATAATCGAGTTTACAAGTGCCAGTTTTACCAACTATTCTAGGTTTAACTTTTTGGATTATTATATCAACTTCATTGCCTAATTGAACACCTCCATTTAGTTCTACATACTCACGATTAATACAAATCATGTTGTATGCCTTTTGTAGCCATGCCGCACCTCCATCAATTTCATAAGGTGTTGGTGCTTTTGGTAACTCACCATTTTTTAAGCCTATTGGGTTTTTAGCGTGGCAAATTAAAAACGAATGTATTTTTTGGCTTAATGCAAGTTTGTTCCACTTTGGCAATTTGCGTTTTAAGTAGTCTGAAACATTAGTATAATTTTCATGCTCAATGTCATTCCAATTGTCAATAGTACTTGTATGTATTCCAAAATCTTTTTTGCATTGCTTGACAAGTTTTATGTACTCATCAAAATTTAAACCTTGTTCATCGGTATCTTCAGCTACTATAAAATGTTCTTGTACAAATGGTTGCACTCTATAATATTCAGCTTCAGTTATGTAGTTATGGTATCGTTTATCAAAGGTTTTGCCAGTTAAACCATGAATAATAGCTGCATAAATTTCTTCACTACTGCCGCTTTCAGGACTATAAATCAAATGTTTTTTACCATAATTTAAACTCAAACTAATTAATAATTGAAACAAAAATTCAGTTTTACCCATTTTAGGATAACCATAAATTATAGTTGTGTTAGTAGGTTTTACCATGTAAAGTAAGTCAAGTGTTTTAAAGCCAGTACTCAATAACTCATCAGTGCTATTCTCTCTCAGTTTTAAAACCTTTTCGTTAATGTCGAATAATCTTGTTATAACTGCCATTAGTAGATAATTGGTAAATTGTTAGGGTTTCTAGGGTCAACTACTTGCGCTTCAAACTTAAATTTACCTTGTGCATCATCACGTTTAGCCCAATTATTTATAGCACTTTTCCAATTTGCATATTTATTGCCCTCATTTGAATAAGCTATTGCGGCATCATAGTAGTAGGATAGTTTTTTAGTATTCCATAAAGGAAACTCATTTTTAAAAGTGTTTTTATCAAATATTTCAGACTCTTCAAAACTCACCTTAATAACTTTCTTACTTATTTGTACTTTCTCTTTCTCTTTCTCTTGTTCCGAACCCCCTATTAAACCCCCTACCGAACCCCCTATTAATGGTATTAATTTTTGTTTTGTTTTGTCCTCATAACCTTTGACTTGGCTATCTATTGAATGTTTCTGACTAAGGTAAGCAAACTTTGCCATGCCTTTTAAATTAGTTGGTTCTATTCCATTAAATTGTTTTTGAAGTAACGCCTTTATAAAGTCTATAAATTCACTATCTTTTAATTCCATTGACACTTCAAAATAGCTGCGATAAAAATTAAATCCTTTTCGCATAATTAAAATGGAATATCAATGTAATACAAATCACGAAATTCATTTAATACTTTCATTTCAACACCGCTACCTCCTTTATCGGGGTGGTACTTAATAGCTAATTTTCTAAAAACATCTTTAAAAGTTTTTTCAGATTTGTTTGATTGAGGAAATAAATAAAGTCTTTCGCATATTTCATCTTTAAGTTTACCATTTAATTCGTCAGGCAATTCAAATTCTTCTAAAGCGTATGCAATGTAGTTTGTCGGTAAATCTGAAATTAAAGTGCCTTTAAATTTACCAAATGGCATTTTTTCGTAATTCATAATTAATAATTAGTTAATGAAAAAACCCCCAATTAGGTCGAAGCTAAAAGGGGGTTTAATCTATACTTTTACTTATGTGAAAGTTTGATTTAGTTAACAGTTGGCTTCGACCTCAACTATTTAATACAAGTGCAAATATAAGATAATTATTGATAAAGCAAACTATTTATTAATTTTTTTGATGTTTTTTTAAAGTCTAAACTGTATTCAAAGTAATAGCAACTTTCACCAAATATTGTTTTTCTCGTTTTCTTTTCTTTAATAAATACAAACCCCTCTTTTATATAATCGGATATTCTAGTACTTAATTTTGTACAATATCCAAATTGTTTTTTGGTTGCTTGAATTGCGCTTAGTTTCCCACCATAAGCCAGGTGAATTAAAATAGCTTCTCTTTGTGTTTTAGGTGTTTTCATAATTATTCTTTTATAAATCTTTTAAATAATGATTGAAAATTAGCAAATGAATTTACTATTCTTTTTTGCTGTTCTTTTGTTAAATCGTTCCATTCGATTGTTTTTTTGCCTGACTTAAATTTGATACTATCTAAGTCTTCCGATATTTCTATTTCTACTTTAATTTTCATAATTTATATTTTTCTTTAATTTCTTTTAGTTCGTCATCACTCCAAGTTTTAACCTTAGTAATGTAAGCATCTAACCTTAATTTTTCCATAAACTCAATGCCATATTTTAACCTTAAATTATTAGCAAATTCAAGTGTATTGCCTTGTAAAAATCGGTTGCATTTTTGGCACTGTTTATAGCAATTGCGCTCGTCAAAAATTAATCCTGAATAGTTTTCAGCTTTATAAAAATGACCACCATCAAAACCAATAGCAGTAATTGCGCCACAACTAATACAAGGTTCGTTTTTATCTCGTTCCCTAATCCACTTTTGAAAGATTATCTTAACCTTATTTACTTTTTTAACATAGGTTTGTTTTTTAGTTTCAATTTGTTCTAATTGTGTTTGCTTGCTTATTTTAGTAGGTTTTAACTTCCCTAACTCAATAGCGCAACTACTTGAACAAACCATCTCTAAACTACTTCTAATCGGTGTAAATAACTTAGCGCAGTGCTTACATTTTTTAGGTTTTACTTTCATTTATTTAGTTTAAAAATGTATCGTTTTTTAGTTGTTAAATTTTCGTAGTAACCTCGTTTAGATTTACGACTTAAAAAGTTATGAATAACCCTAGACTGTATGTTTAGTAATCGTGCTACCTTTGGAATACTTGTTTTTGTGTATATGATTTCCTTAGTTTCAAAATCAATTACATCAATTAGTAATGGTTCAAAATAGGTGTCAAATTGTTTTAGGTTCACTGTTGCTTTTAAATCAATCATAATATTTTCTTTCCGGTAAAAGCAGTTAATCGCAAAATAGCACTTTCGACTTTTCTAAATTTATCTGACCTATCTTTTAACCATAAAATATCTTCAATAGTATCTTTTGAATGAATTACAGTTGAATGGTCGTAAATATGTTCTGTTAATTGACCAATTGCTTTATAAGTATAAAGTGTAAACTTGTGACATAAATATTGAAATAACTGCCTTGCAAACATTACATCTCTTTGCCTTGTGTGATTATTGATTTGTGGCCAACTAATATTTAAAGTTTCTTTAATAACCTCTTTTATTTTGATAATAATTAAATTATCGTTGGTTACTTTAGGCTGCTGATAGATTACAGCAGCCTTATAAATGTTAAATG